ACACTACCTTTTCTAGCACCGAAATGCTGATCTGTTATAATTGCTATCTTCATAAAAAACTCTCCAATGTACCTTGTCTAGAATTTACTCTGTCTTGTATTAGACTACCATAACCCTCATGCAATTCGCAACCTATGTAGTCTCTGCCTAGTTTCTTAGCAACCATAGCAGTGGTTCCAGATCCCATGAATGGATCAAGAACAATGTCACCTTTCTCACTTCCTGCAAGAATGCATGGTTCAATTAAGTCAGGTGGGAATACAGCAAAGTGTGCTCCTTTATATGGTTTGTTAGTTATTGACCAAACAGACCGTTTATTTTTTGTAGGGTAAGACTTGGATAACCCACTATGAGGAACCAAGCCAGTGCCAGGATTGTGGTACTTACCTTTAGTGCGGTTTCGTGTACCCCAGTCTTGTTTGACGGGTTCTTTAATTGCTTCATTGTTATAATAGTATTTACGATTTTTAGAAAGTAGAAAAATATATTCGTGTGATTTAGTACACCTATCCTTAACAGACTCAGGCATAGGATTAGGTTTATGCCATATGATATCCTGTCTCAGATACCATCCATCAGCACGTAATGCGAATGCTAACATCCATGGTATTCCTATCAAATCTTTTTCTTTCAGACCATCTAGTTTGTTTGCTCTTCTATTACATTCCTCTGGTAGGTCTTGATTTGTTTTACTTACTGTTTGTTTAGGTAAACCACCAGTGCCAGGTCTATAGTTATAGTATGAGTCTCCTATGTTTACCCACAATGTACCATCGTCAGTCATCACATCACGTACTGATCTAAAAACAGATACAAGATTTTCAATATATTCTTCTGGTGTTTCTTCAAGTCCTATCTGACTATCTTGTCTAACAGCACCACACTTAGGGCAAACAGTTTTGTATATGTAATCTCCAACACCACCCATTACGTCATGATTTTTATGTCCAGTAATACAATTTGAACCTTGCTTACCTTTTCTTTTATGATCACAATTTGGATCTCCTCCTATCCAAGTAGCAGTTCCATAGTCACGTAGTCCATAATATGGTGGAGATGTTACACAAGTTCTCACCTTGCCATCAAACTCTTTTAAGGTCTCACGACAATCGCCAAATAAAATTCTATCAACCTCCATAACTAAACTCCTTCTTAGCTGCCTCCTCCAGTTTTTCCATTACTTCTTCTGTGAAGTATTTGTCTGGACTGGCAAGAATAGCAGAAGGATAAACAGAAGATTCACCAATGCGAATCCTATTGCCCACCCGTTGGAAGACCCCATATTGTTCACCCAATTCCAATAGTCCGTAGTACTTGTCAAGTCCACGTTCGTCAAAAAATAGACGTGTTGCAATTTTACTTCCCTCCACTGTTAAACGAGATTTTTTAGCTTCACACTTAATAATATTTCCTACAACTTCTTTTTTACTATCACGTTCTTTACTTTTTGTAAGGTAGATGATAGTTGATGCAGCATATTTAAGACCTGTACCACCACCCATTTCTTTTGTAGGCATGTAAGATCCTATTACATCATATGTATGATTTGTGACAAGCATAGGTACTTGTGCTTGTCCTAATTTAAGTGTAAGAACACGAAACGCACCTTTGATAAGTTGTGATTTAGTCATGTCACGAACTTGTTTATCATTAGCAATATCTTCCATCTCTTTAGATGTAGATAACATACCAAGACTATCAAGAACAAACATCATAGGTTCACGTTTGTCTTTAGGTTCCTTAAGATATTTGTCAAGTATTCTACATGCCTGTGTTCTAAACTCTTCTATTGTAGCAACAGGAAATAAAACCATACGTTTACTATCAATACCACGAGACTCAATCATTTCTTTTGAGATAGCAGATTCTGTTTCAAAATAAATGACACCACCTTTAGGATTAGCATCAAGAAAATTACGAACAACACTCAAAGCAAAAAATGTTTTACCTGTGCTTGACTCTCCTGCGAGTGCAGTAACTTTGTTAGCAGGAAGACCTCCATAAATTGAACCACTAACTAATGCATTAAAAATATAACTACCAGTATCAACGTAATCAATAATGTCACCTGCTGCAACTCCTTCACTAACTAATCCAGCAAATTCATTTCCACTATCTTTAATAACGGTATCAAGAAATCCCATTAATTAATCCTCATAAAATTGTACATAATTATTCAAAAAAACTTTTAATTGAAATTGTTTTTTCATGTTGCCACCCTATACATTGTAGCACATTTTTTAAAGGTTCCAAGAAACTCTTTTCAAACTGTGTTTGATAGTCAACATATTTTTCAATACCAAACTCCTTTGGTAAATCACCAAAGAAACTAATAGTATTTTCATGCATTGGGTTAGGTGTTTTAAGATACATGAATTTGATCTTCTCACCTTCTTGAATGAGAGGATGCTTGTTTTCTATATTATAGTGCTTTACGTAGTGATTGTAAAGTAGTGCACCCCTTACGTGGATGGGTGTTCCTTTTTGATAGATTTCCTTTGGGTGACGGTACTTGGCAAGGTTGTTAACTCCTCTGGGAAAGGCGACTTCCTCGTAGGGTCGCTCTTTTGTTTCACTGCGGACTCCATTGATGAAAGTGATAAGCTCATCATTACTTTTGCTGATAATAATCTGAAACGCTGCATACAACTTGTCCCTAAAATATGCAGGAGTAGAACTCCTTGCTGTCTCCAATCCCATGATTTTCATCTTGGGTTCTTTGTACCTGACTCCTTCTGAGTCCCATACGTTTAATATATATCTCTTCTTCGCTGTCCATATTCCACGATCAGCAATGTTTTCTCGCTTCATACTCATTTTTTGGTCATACGCTGAAACATACGACGCAAGTTCTTCATACGAACGTTCAATAAAAGGTTCCAATTTTTCTTGGCAGATTTTGTCAAGTATGGAAACAACCGCTGCTTTGTCGCTAGACTTATTAGCAAAAAATTTACTAACAAGAGGTCCGAGATTAAGATAGATTGAGTCAGTGTCGGATGCAATGACATAATCCTCCTTGTCTGTACTGAGCAGTTTATTTAGGTACCCATTCATCTTGTTCTCTATCCAACGAATTGATACCTGACCAGAAAGAGTGATAGCTTCAGCATTTGCAAGACGATAATAACGGAAGTGTTCATTACCGATAGCACCATAGGCAGAGTTGAGAGAGATCTTTTTTGCCATCTGAATATTGTTACATCTCGCAATCTCTTTCATGAGTTCAACAGTAGGAGTTTTTTCATACTGTTTCTTTGCCTCAATCATTTTCTTCTTAAAAATGACACGACTATCATACATCTTCTGCATCATCTCAGGAAGAAACCCATGCTCATCCTTACTGTACTGTGCACCATTAGCACAAACAGCAAACTCACCATCAATCTCTACTTGCTTTTTAAGGATTTTATCAACAGTTGCGTTTGAATGTCTGGTGTCTTGTAGGGTTTCTGGGGAGATATTATATTGCATAATAAGATGGGGATACAGACTGTTAAGGTCAAAAGAGACCACCCAATCATAGAATCCAGGAATCGGTTCTTTGACATAAGCACCCGCATATTTTTCAGTTTTAGTAGCACTCTCCTTCTTAGGAGGAATTGCAATTTTACGTTTGTTTAATTCGTTGTAGATATAATTGTCCCACATACGAACCTGACTAAACACATCTTCATAATTTACCTTAGCATCATATGCCATGGTGTATGCAAGTTCAATCAGTTTCATTTTATCATCTAGTTTATCAACCAGTCTGACGTCATGGATGTTGTAGTCAATAAACTTTTTCCAGTTTTTCTCATAGAACTCTTTGAATGTATCAAACTCTGAGTGATCTAGTTTCTTTTCTCCTAGTTCTACATTACAGATATGATCAAGACGATATGATTCTTGATTTGTATAGGTAAACTTCTTATACAACTCAAGATAATCTAGACATGAAATACCAAGAGTATCAATCGCAAATTGTTTACGACCTTTGATAAAGATCTCACGTTGTGATACTAGTTTCCATGGAGAAAGAAGTTTGGTAAACTTCTCACCCATAATACGATTGATACGATTATGAATGTAAGGCATATCAAACAACTGTACATTCCATCCTGTAATAACATCGGGATAATTCTCTTGCCAGAAATCAAGGAATGCTCCTAACATACTTTCTTCAGATCTGAAGTGCATGTAATCTACTAGAGGATCTTTGTTATCATATGCTCTAGCTCCAAACACAGTGATGCGACCAGAGAAACTATCCTTGATACTGATGGCAAGGATTTCTTGATCTGCAGATTCTATATCAGGGAAACCATTTTCAGCAGCAGTTTCAATGTCAATATTAAAGACACGAATTTTAGTGCTATCAAATTTTACAAACGCAGGATGTTGTTCAGCGATATATTGATATAAAAAACGAGAGTTGCCATAGATGTCAAAGTCAGGAACTTCTTTATATTTTTTAATGAACTCACGAGCTTCTTGAATAGAACCAAACTTATGTGGTTCTACACATTCTCCTTCTAGTGTTTTCCATTCAGAATAATTTTTTGTAGACAAAAACAACGTAGGGTTGAAAGGAACCCTAACGTTAAAACGATTGCCATTTTCATAACCACGTACGAGCAGACGATTACCTGCTTGCTCTACACTAGTGTAAAACTTCATTCAAGACATTCAATATAACGAGCAAGGATTGCCTTGCTAGGATTAGTCACCACCAATAAATCAGAAGACCTGACGTTGAACTCACGTTCAGAAGAGTGTTCTGCCCAAGGAGATAGTTGACCTTCATAGTCTACCACATAAGGTTCAATTAACCAAACGTCAGGATCACCTGGTAAACCTTCTTCTTTAACTGGTTCTACTTGAGCGATGATCCACTCATGCTGCAGCTTCAGCAGGTTCGCTGTTATCTCCATCAGTCTCCTCAGGGTAAAAAATTTGTTCTTCTGTTAAACCTAGTTGGCGAAGTCTGTTAGAAAAGTTGTCAACAATACCATTGTCTGGATATACAACGCTAATAATATGTTCTCCACCAAGACGATGTTCTTCTACAGGAGAGAAAGGACACCAACGTGTATATGAAATAGGAATAGTTCCATCTTCATTCTCAGCACCAAGACCTAAAGTATATGGATATAACATACGATATCCAATAACTTTTTCGTTATCGTCACGAACTTCTCCAAACATACAAAGAACGTTATCACCAGTCGCAAGATTTACAATACGAATATTGTGATTAGTCTTTAATTTCGTTTGTTCCTTCATTTTCTAATTCCTTTTTTTCTGTAAGTTTTTGTTTCCATGCTTGTTCTAATCCTGGTTCTGGATTACTGATAGTCATTACACTATCATATGGAAGTTTAAATTGCCAGTCAGTAGAATATGGATTCCACTTACTAAAACGAACTTGATATTCCATACCATGTTGTTCAGTTAGATATTGAGGTGTTGCACCGTCAAGACTTAAGATGTAAGGATCTTCCATCATAAGACAGATGCCTTTTTTGTCATCTCCCTCTCCATCAAAAATCTCTTTCAACTCGGTGATGATGCGATCACCCGTTTTTAGGGTTATGATTGATACCGCCATAGTTTTCTTGAGTTAGCTTTAAGTCTAGCATTAAAAAAGGGCACCGTCAAGTGCCCATGTTCATTTAGAAATGTTTCTTTCTTTTTTGTTTTTCTGGTAGTTCTTTTTTCAGAGTGATTGTTAATAGACCATCTTCAAAATCTACTTTCTCAACTTCAACATCATCTGACATTTGCCAGTTCTTTGAAAAAGATCTTTGTGAAATACCTTTGTGTTGATATTGTTTTTCTTCCTTAGAAGATTTGTTTGCTGAAACGGTTAGAACATTCCGTTCTGTCTCCACTTGAATATCTCCTCTTGAAAATCCCGCAAGAGCGAGTTCCAATATGGTTCTACCATCAGATCCATTAATGACATTGTGAGGAGGATAGTTGTCTCTTGTTCCTGCAAGAGCTTCAAGTCTACTGAATGTTTCATCTAAACCGATTGTAAAAGGAGTATAAGTCTCCCAATTAAATGTTACCATTGTCCTATAAAAGCGACGTTTACATGTGACCCTTTAGGCATCACATTAATATTTTATAATACATCTCTTAAAAACAGAGGTGCGGTTTACTCTCCTTCTTGTTTCTTACGACCTATATTGTATTTTGACTCAAGCGTCCACTCACCTTTTTCTTTGAAAGATAATACTTTAATTTGATTTAAAGGAGCTAGGTCATTAATTTTTTCTTGACTCAATGAACTAATACTTACAAGTCCCCAATCAACTAATAGTTGTACAATACGATTACGACGTTGTACATCATTCAAAGATATACTTGCTTTCTTACCATCTAATGCAAACAACTCCTTAAAGTGTACTATGTAATACCTTCCCTGTTTATGAAGTATATGACATGATTGATATATCTTTCTTTCTTTACGTGACGCTACACCTATACGTGTTAATGTTTCTCTTACCTTAAGGAAATCATCTGGTTCTCCTAGAACCACCTCCACCATATCAGTTTGTTTCCATTGGATCTCTTCACTCATTTTTACCACCTTTACTCAATGATTTTTTAATATAATCTAGTTGATCCTTGGTGAGAATTCTGAGTGCTTGTAGAGCTTTATCGTCATTATAACCATAATACTCTTTAACTACATCAAGATAATCAATAGAATCTTTTCTAGTCCAAGGAGAAAATCTTTTCCTTGGCTTCAAACTATTTAGGAAAAAGTCATATTGCATCTTGTTAGGAATGTGTGAATTCTTATTCATTTCATTCGCAAACAAAATAGTGTCAGTAAAGGAACTCAAACATCTATTAACAATATAAGGAGGATACTTTTTTTGAGCGTCAAGATCATTATCCAATATATTTCTCTTGGATTGATTGATGCTGTATAGGTAGTCTTTCAGTTGGTACATTGTTCCAGTGGCGGATTACTCCGCTAATAATAAAGCAGTTAGTGATAAGATAGCTGACGAATATAACAGTGCGTACCACAACCACGTAATTGTCATATTCTTTTGTTCTGTCGTCTGAGAATGATCCGAGTGCATACTTCCAAATATCCCACAATTTAAAATTTCGCATTGACACTTACCACAGTTGCATTCGGATTTCTTGCAAGTGCAACCTGACGTGCATCTTGATAGTCTTTAGCAATCACTTCTTCTGTGAAGACTGTTCCTGCTTTGAATAGTTTAACTTCGCATTTCATAATTAATAGTTGTAAAGGACAAGCTCTTTTCTAGATGCCTGATCTATATTATAACTCCCTACAGATCGCATGGTGTAAGTGTGTGCAAATTCTGCAGCTGTCCACCCATCAAAACGATCTTTAATAATTTGATCAGAGTTATAAGAGACTAACTGACTACTAGCATATCTATCACACTGAATAGCAAAATCATCATGATCAAATTTTTTGTGCATGTTTCCACGTTTACCATACAGATGTGATTTAATTTCATAAGGAGGATCAAGATAGATAAAAACATTTCTATCGTCAGTAAGAAGTTGTTCGTATGATAAGTTAGTAAACTTCCAGTTTGCAATCAATTCTTGATAACCAGTTAACTTTTCAATTCCATTTAAAGAAAAATTAGAATCACTTGCTTGTTTTGAAAACGAACTAGATTCTGTAAGACCTGAGAAACTACATTTATTAACAACATAGAAAGAAACAGCACGATGAATTCTTTCAGTTTCTTCAATATCTTTTTCGAGATACTTCTTAGCATCTAAAAAGAGTTGTCTTGCTGAACCATGGTCAGGGTGTCTTTCTTTAAGTTGAAGGAGAATGTTTTTAATTTCCTTACCATTGTTTTGTA